ATTACACCTTCAGGTTTATCACCAAACCCCCCACCTCTCTTATCAAAATCAAATAAACCTCCTGTCAATTGATCAGCAACACCACCAATATTTCTCATCATCCCCTCTGGTCTCTTACCACCATGACCTATACCCAACATCTTTCCAAGTCCTCTTATAGGAGCTTGATGCATATCTTGAAGTTTATTATTACCCCTCTTATCAAAATCAAACCAACCACCAGTCATCATATCAGCAGCACCACCTATTAACCTACCAAGTCCTCCACCTGATTTACCCTTCTTATTTTTACCACTATAACTTGAAAATCCTTTTATTTTAAGATTTCCTTTTCTATCTGTATGAATAGCTCCTTCTGGAATTCCTTGCAGTATCAGTATTTGTTTCTTTATTTCATTAGCCTCAGGTGAATTGCGACCATGTATACTTTTCTGAATCATTAAATGCTTCTCTAATTTCAATCTCTGTTGCAATTTCTCAGCATTTGATTGATTCATATTACCAGATGTTACCTGACCTCCTTGCAAAGTAGCATTCTGACTAGTACTAATAACCTTTCCACCATTATTAAGGTACTGAACTAGACCACCCTTATTCATTTTCCTTCCATGTTTTATCTTCCATTTCTCATGTCTATTCATCTGTCTTGCTCTATCATGTACTGAAAATCCTGCCTTTGCTGCTGGACTCCTAGTATCTGCTTGAGCTCTCATCATTAATCTATCTGCTGCTGTGCCTGGAATATCTTTATTAACATGAAATGCAAGGTCTCCTTTAAAGTTCTTTTGACCT